CTTAATCTTGGCAGTTATTCGGATGGTGATGCCGTCTATCTTGGATCCACTGCTGGCAGTATTACCAACGTAAAGCCATACGCTCCCAGCCATATGGTGTTTGTTGGCATTATTGAACGCGCCAACAACGGCAATGGTCAGCTTTATGTTCGCATCCAGAACGGCTACGAACTAAACGAGATCCACGATGTTCAAATCACGGGAACCCCTAATGCGGGTTCTATGATTATTTACGACAAAACCAACTCGCTCTGGAAGAATGCTACGCTGACGGCTGGTACGAACATCGCCATCACCAATGCGGATGCTTCCGTTACCGTTGGCCTCACCGGACAGGTTGCTGTAGCCAACGGCGGTACGGGACTTAGCTCTGGCACTTCTGGCGGTATTCTTGCCTTTACGGGTTCTGGGACGATTGCCTCCTCTTCCGCTTTGGCTGCTAATGCCCTTGTGGTGGGTGGCGGAGCAGGAGTTGCGCCCTCAACCATTACCACGGGAACTGGTGTTGTAACGGCCCTTGGTGTCAACACGGGTACGGCTGGAGCCTTCGTTGTTAATGGTGGTGCACTTGGCACCCCATCCAGCGGCACCCTAACTAACGCAACTGGATTGCCTGTTAGTAGTGGCATCTCTGGTTTGGGTAGTGACGTAGCAACGGCCCTAGCGGTCAATGTAGGCACTTCTGGCGCGTTTGTGGTTAATGGTGGTGCCTTGGGTACCCCTAGCTCGGGAACGGTTACCAATCTCACGGGAACGGCCTCTATCAACATCAATGGAACGGTAGGCGCGACCACCGCTAATACGGGTAGGTTCACGACCCTTGAGGCTACGGGTGTTACCACCGTCTCCGCTGGCACCGTTTCGGCCCCAGCGATCACCACGACTGGCGACACCAACACGGGCATCTTTTTCCCGGCGGCTGACAACATGGCTTTTACGGAAGGTGGCGTAGAAGTCTTCCGTATTGAGTCCAATGGACGGATGGGTGTTGGACAGGTCTCCCCGGCAAGCAAGTTTGACCTGTCTGGCAACTACGCATCCAACATCACGGCTATGGCCGCCTTGGATGTAGACTGCTCAACGGCCAACTACTTCACCAAGACCATCAACGGGGCTTCGACGTTCACGTTCAGTAATCCCCCTGCAAGCCGTTCATTTGCGTTTGCACTTGAACTCACTCATACTTCTGGAACTATTACTTGGCCGACCTCTGTGAAGTGGCCCAAGGACACAGCACCAACCCTAACCACGGGCAAAACCCACATCTTCATCTTTGTAACTGACGACGGTGGCACACGCTGGCGCGGTGCTTCTCTCGTAGACTACGTTAACTAATTATGGACCCGAACGTTATCAAACTTGCGATGGGTGCTGGTGGTCCTACAGGGCCAGAAAATAAACTATATACTTGGGGTAGCGGCTCAAATGGAGCACTTGGTCTAGGTAATACAACCAGCTATTCATCTCCAAAACAAGTTGGTGCTCTTACAGATTGGAGTGTTATCAAAGGGTCAGCAGTTAATAATCGTTTTCTTTCAATTAAAAATGATGGAACACTTTGGGGCTGGGGAAATAACGTAGCTGGTTCAATTGGAATTGGAAATACTACAAGTTACTCATCTCCAAAACAAGTTGGCTCTTTAACAAATTGGTCTAAGGTTTCTACTGGAAGATCACATACAATATCCATAAAAACAAATGGCCAAATTTGGGCTTGGGGAAGTAATCAAATCGGTCAACTTGGACTAAATAACACTACAGCTTATTCATCTCCAGTTCAAATAGGCGCACTAACTAACTGGTCTCAGGTTGCTTGTGGCGATTACCATAATGCAGCAATTAAAACTGATGGAACTTTGTGGACTTGGGGTTATAACTACAACGGACAACTTGGTATTGGAACATCTGGAAGTGGAACGAACGTTTCTTCTCCTGTTCAAGTTGGCGCCTTAACAACTTGGTCTAAAGTAGCCGCAGGAAATCAGTGCTGCGCTGCAATTAGGACCAATGGCACTCTTTGGACTTGGGGAGCTAACTTCAACGGACAGTTGGGTACTAATAATTTGACCTATCGAAGTTCGCCAACCCAAGTTGGAGCACTTACGACTTGGAGTAATGTTTTTATTACATACAGAACTTGTTTTGCAATTAAAACAGATGGAACGCTTTGGGGTTGGGGCTTAAATAATACTGGTCAACTTGGTGACGGAACGCTTATAGCTAAATCCTCCCCAGTTCAAATTGGTGCATTAACTAATTGGTCAGTTGTTTCTCCGACTGCAACTCACACAATTGCATTAAAAACTGACAAGACAATTTGGGGATGGGGAAATGGGTCTAATGGAAGACTTGGAGTTGGTAATACGATCACATATTCATCTCCAGTACAAATTGGTTCCCTTTCAAATTGGATGACTATCGGAACTTGTAATAGTGCAAGCTCTGCAATTAGCGAGTAAGATAAAAGTCTTTACCTTACGGTAGAGACTGTTACAAAGGCCAAGTGAATAACAACTTGACCAAGAAGTTACACTTCTTGTCTGGCCTTCCACGTTCTGGATCAACGGTGCTTGCGGCAATTCTAAACCAGAATCCGCAAACACACGTTTCAACCACCTCTGGTCTTGGTACTGCGCTTGATGCATTAGCCACAACATGGCACCGCGAACCCCTACTGGAAAAGAATGACTTAGATCGTAAAAAACTAGCAAATGCCATGCGCGGCCTAATTCATGGCTACTATGACGAGATTACGTCTAAACCTATTGTCATCGACAAGGCCCGTAATTGGCCGCTTCCAGTAGTTGTGTCTTCAATGGCTCAAGTATTGGGCCACAAGCCGCGCATCATTGCCACGGTTCGTAGTGTTCCAGCCTGCATGGCTTCGTTTGTCCGTGTAGCCAAGCCAACGGACCTCGATGACTTTGTGCATAAGTCTGGTTTGGCTGGGCACCTCAAGAACTCCTACCAAGTATTGCAGGCTGGTTATCAGGCCGACCCAGAGTGCTTTCTATTCGTAGAATACGAAGACCTTTTAGCTGATCCGCGCACTCAGCTTAACCGCATCCATGACTTCCTCGGTCTTGATCCGTTTGAGTACGATCTAGAGCGCATTGACGGCTCTACCGTCAAGGAGGACGACGAGGGATTGCACGGCGTAGCTGGCCTACACGACATTAAGCCCAAGCTGGCTCGGCAGCACAATGAGTCGGCAAAGGATGTTCTTGGCTATCACTACGCACAATTTTGTCAGCCTGAGTTTTGGCTTTCTAAGCCGCGTACTGCACATGAAGTAGACGATCTAGATGTTCAGTTGGCAGCATCAACAATGGGCAGTTTTGAAGAAGGCAAGCGCATTGCTGATAAACTCAAGACACAACGCCCCAATGACCACCGCGCAGCTTTTAACCGTGGCTGGTATGAACTGCGTGATGGCAACATTGAGGAAGGCTACAAACTCCTTCATCGTGGACGCAAGGCAGGTGTATTTGGCAATAGCCAACCGAATAGTCCGCAGCCTGAGTGGAATGGTAGCAGCGGCCACACCGTCCTTCTTCAGTTGGAAGGCGGACTTGGAGACCAGCTTCACCAGCTGCGCTATACACGGAATCTGCGGTCAAACGGTTACAGTCCTATTGTTAGCTGCTCTGGTGAACTAGTGCCATTTATCGCCTCTACGGAACTGGCTGATGCTGTAGTGCAGCATGGCGCGGAATATGGGGTATTCCACGACTATTGGATGTCTGGAATGTCTAGCCCTATGTACCTCGGGCTAAACCGTAGGTCCATCCAAGGAGACGCATACATCCACACCGACTTTACTGTTCCCAATAAGAAGCTACGGGTAGGGCTTCGTTGGTCGGGTAACAAGACCTTTGAGGCCCAACACCATAAGCTATTTCCAGCCCAGTTGTTCTTTGATGCCGTTAAGCGGAACGACGTGGAGTTCATCTCCCTCCAGCGAGATGCCGATCTAGAGTTCAAGCCAAGCTGGGTGGAAGACGTACCCCTACAAACGTGGCATGACACCCATAAGGCAGTTAGCTCCTGCGACCTTGTAATCAGTAGCTGTACGTCCGTAAGCCACCTATCCGCAGCAATGGGTATCCCCACTTGGGTTGTCATTCCAATTATGGGGTATTATCTGTATGCCGAACCCGGCAATAAGACGCCCTATTACAACTCTATGCGGTTGTTTCGCCAACAGAAGTATGGCGACTGGACCCACCCTTTTGAAGAAATTAAGAGCCTAGACTATTCCCATGAACTACTGTCTCGTTGAGAACAACGTCATTGCCGATGGCCCCCGCGCACTACCTAAGTCGTGGCGGAACATCTCTGGCCTCGATATGCTGGACAATGACAGCCTGCGTGAGCTTGGCTGGCTCCCTGTGCGTATTAGCGAGGGCGATGTGCAGGAGAAGTTTGAGGGTTCTATATTCGCCATCATGCCGCATGAGGTGATTGAGACTAAGCTCTGGCGTTCGTATACGGCTGAAGAACGGGCTGAGATTGATCGCCAAAAAGCAGCTCAGATCCGCACTCAACGCAATGCCAAGCTAACCGAGTGTGATTGGACCCAGCTTAACGACACGCCGCTGGATAACGCCGCCAAGATCCAATGGACGGCTTATCGTCAGGCTCTCCGCGATGTTCCTTCTCAGGCAGGATTCCCGCATAACGTAGTTTGGCCCACAAAGCCTTGATATACTAAGTCATGGCTCAAATTCAAAAAGGCACCACCTATGGTACGACTTCGCCGTCGAACCTAGTTACCTCGACCAATCTCAACAACCACGTTGATGATGCGGTGCTTTTGCCGGGAGCCATTACGGACCAGACGGCCAAGACCGTCCTTGCCTCTGCCGACACCATCCTAGTCCATAGCTCAGCCGATACGGCCCTGCGCAAGACTACGGCGGCTCAAGTGTTTGCTAGCCCCCTGCCTATTGGCTCTTCTACGGCCAATTCCGGCAAGTTTACGAGCCTTGAGGTAACGGGACAGTACAAGGGGTCGGTTACGGCGGTATCCCTGCTAGATATTGATTGTTCGCAGGGCAACTACTTCACGAAGACGATTAACGGCAACTCTACTTTCACCTTCAGCAATGTACCCAGCGGTGCGTATGGCATGATTGTGGAGATCGAGAATACGTCCGGCACGATTAGCTGGCCTGCTGCCGTTAAATGGCCCAACGATACGGCTCCAACTCTTAGCACAGGTAAGACCCACGTCTTTGTGTTTATTACGGACGACAGCGGTACCCGTTGGCGTGGCGTGGCTCAGGTGAATTACGTTACCTAACATGAGCGTAATCACCGAACTCCTTTTCAACGCCGGAACGGGAGGTCTGTTTGGTCTCTTTGGCTC